TAGACGCGGTTTTAGCCCAATACGAAAAAAACAAACAAAGTGGTGGTTCCACAAAACCACAAATGACATCAGAAGAAAGAATGAAACAATATCTTTCAATCATGTTACCAAAAGGAACAAAATCAGGAGAAAAAAGAATAAGAATTATACCAACTACAGACGGTACGTCACCCTTTAAAGAAGTATATTTTCATAATGTACAAATCCAAGGAAGATGGCAAAAACTTTATGACCCAGGTAAAAATTCAGACGGAAAACCATCAGGTGAAAGAAGTCCATTAAATGAAGTTGAAGAGGCTTTAAGATTAGCTGGTGATGCACAATCAAAAGAATTAGCACGTTCTTATCGTTCACAAAAATTTTATATAGTTAAAGTTGTTGATAGAGACAATGAGGAAGATGGTGTTAAATTTTGGAGATTTAAACACAATTGGAAAGGTGATGGACCAATAGATAAAATCATACCAATTTGGAGAAATAAAGGTGATGTTACCGATATTAATGAAGGTAGAGATTTAATTTTAGTTTTACAATCAGTACCACTACCAGGTGGGAGAGGAGAATATACAACAGTTTCTTCAGTTATGTACGAGGACCCAGGAAAATTATCTGAAGATGATACTAAAGTAAAAGAATGGACTGGTGATGAAAGAACTTGGAAAGATGTTTATTCACAAAAACCAGTTGAGTATTTAGAAGCTATTTCTAAAGGTTTGGACCCAGTTTGGGATTCAGAATTAAAGAAGTATGTTTATGATGACCCTAATAGTAATAAAAATGTAACTAATACAACTACTATGGGGACAACTGACCCACAAGCCAATGACCCACAAGACGAAGACTTACCATTTTAATTAGTGTATTATGGCATTGAAAAAAAGAACATTTTCAGACTTAAAAAATAAATTTTCAAAGAAAGCTAACTTTAAACCAGAAAGATTTTTTGATTTAGGGAAAGCTTTCCTTGATGCCACAGGTTTACCAGGACCAGCGATGGGTCATTTACAAATGTTTTTAGGTCACTCAGATACTGGTAAAACAACAGCTTTGATAAAGACAGCAGTTGATGCACAAAAAAAAGGTATTCTACCTGTTTTAATAATTACCGAACAAAAATGGGGTTTTGAACACGCAAAAATTTTAGGATTTGATTGTGAGGAAGTTGTTGATAAAACTACAGGTGAAATAGACTGGGACGGATTTTTCTTGTTCAATAACGACTTTCAGTATATAGAAGAAATTACAGATTATATTAATAGTTTACTTGATGCTCAAGATAAAGGTGAATTAGAGTATGATTTATTATTTTTATGGGATTCTGTTGGTTCCGTACCTTGTAAAATGACTTTTGAAGGTAAAGGTGGTAAAATGCATAATGCAGCCACACTAGCTGATAAAATAGGTATGGGTTTAAACCAAAGAATCGGTAAATCAAGAAGACAAGATTCAAAACACACAAATACATTAGTTGTTGTTAACCAACCTTGGGTTGAATTACCAGATAACCCATTTGGACAACCTAAAATTAAAGCTAAGGGTGGTGAGTCACTATGGTTAAACTCAACTCTAGTATTTAGATTTGGAAACCAAAAAAATGGTGGTACTACAAATATTACAGCGGTCAAAGAAAAACGAAAAGTAAAATTTGCTACAAGAACAAAAATAACTATAATGAAAAACCATGTTAATGGTTTGGGTTATGAGGATGGTAAAATACTTATAACACCACATGGTTTTATAGCTGGAAGAGAAGCCAGTGAAGAAAAAAAATCAATAGAAAAATATAAACAAGAAAATGCTACCTTCTGGTCTAACCAATTAGGTGTTGGTGGTGATTTCGACCTAAAAATAGAAAAAGAAAATGACTAAATTAAAATCAGGAGATAAAGTAAAAGTACACTATGTCGGTACATTAAAAGATGGTTCAGAATTTGACAACTCAAGAGAAAGAAAACAAACATTAGAATTTGCAATAGATGACGGTAAATTATTAAAAGGATTTAATGATGCTGTTAAAGATTTAGATGTGGGTGAAAAAACTAAAGTTAAATTAGAGGCTAAAGAAGCTTACGGTGAATACATTACAGAAGCTGTTATAACAGTTAAAAAGAATGAATTTCCACCACAAATGAACTTTGAAATGAATGGATTTGTACAAGGACAAGACAACCAAGGTAGACCAGTACAAGGACAAATTGTTAAAATTGAAGAGGAAAGTGTAAATTTAGATATGAATCATCCATTAGCTGGTGAAGATTTAAATTTTGAAATTGAGTTAGTAGAAGTAGTAGAGTAAAAAATTGTTTAACCCTTTTAATTAAATGTCTTGGTAAGAACATTATTAGTTGACGGAAATTCATTATTAAATACAGGTTTTCATGGTATTAAAAATATGTATCATGGTGAGGAACACATAGGTGGGCTTTATCATTTTTTAAATACATTAAGAAAATTAATAGATGACTATGTTATTAGTAAAGTAGTTGTTTTTTGGGATGGAGAAAATAACACCAAACCAAGACTGGAAATATATCCTGAATATAAATTAAATAGAAGATTAAAGTCTAGAAAAAATGAAGATTTAGAATCTTACGCAAAACAAAAATTAAGGGTACAAGAATATTTAGAAGAATTATACGTTAGACAAGCAACATTTAAATGGTGTGAAGCTGACGATTGTATGGCTTATTATTGTGAAAAATCTAAAGAAGAAAACATAATAATATTAACTTCTGATAGAGACTTACTACAACTAATATCTAAGAAGGTTTCTCTACATATTATTTCATTAAATAAATTATTTAAACACGGTGAAAAAGTACCATTAAACGGTGTTTATATACCTTCAGAGAATGTTAGAGTAGTAAAAACAATTTGTGGTGATTCTTCTGATAATATATATGGTATAAAAATGGTTGGTGTAAAATCCTTAGTTAAAATAAAACCAGAAATATTAGAAGAAAAAGTTACACTAGAAGAAGTCATAGAAACACTTAAATCTAAAGAAAAATTGAATGTTAAGGAAAAAAATATACTTAACGGGGTAACACAAAAAGACCCAAAAATTCTAAATGAAAAAAATACACCAAATAATGTTTTAAAAACTAATTATGATATTATAGGTGTTGGTGAAAAATTCCTAACCAAAAAAGCAATAAATGGAATAACAGACCTATCCCAAGAAGCGATGGACCCAGAAGGAAGAGAATGGAAAAACGCTTTAAACTTGATGATGTCAGATGGATTACTTAATATTTTACCGAAAACAAATGATGCTTGGGTAGATTTTGTAAGACCATTTTTAAGATTAACAAGAATAGAAAAAGATTTTTATAAAAGTAAAAAAAATTAAAAACATGAAACAAAAAAATGATAATACACAAAAGTGTGAATTCGTACTAACTTTAGGTAAAAATATTGTATGTCAAAGATTCTTTTCAGTAAGAAACTTTAATAATAAGGCTAGTAATTCTTTAGACTTACATTATACTATGACAGATATTGTAAATACTATAAAAGAACAATTAAAACAAAAAACTTTATTTTTATTAGACAGTAATTTTAGAGAAAATCCAAATCAAAATAACCCAGATGATGAAAATTTTACGATAACAATAAAAAAAGGAAATAAGTCTATATATGAAAGAATCCTATCTGCCGATGTCTATCCCCCAAAAGTTAGATACACCGTAGATATTAGACCACAAATTTCTTACATTCTAAGAGAATTAACAGACACTTTGTCAACAAGAAAAGTTATTACTAACTACCAAGATTATTCACTCATTGTGGGTGAATAAAGTATTTATTATTAAATAAAATTACACATGAGTGAAACAACAAATTTTGGGTATCTAGGATATACCTTTCAATTAAAATTATTAAATCTAATTATTACTGATAATACTTTTTTTCAGTCAATAATTGATGCAATCACTCCAAAATATTTTGACAACCAATATTTCAGATTAATTATGCAATTAATTAAAGAATATTATGAAAAATACCAAACAGCACCATCTTTTGATGCTATAGACCAATTAACAAGAATAGAAATATCTTCAGAAATGGCTAGAAAAAATATCTTTGATATGATAAAAGATATTAAAGATGCCTCATTTGAAGACCATCTATTTATTAAAGAAAAATCTATAAAATTCTGTAAACAACAAGAATTGAAAAAAGCCATTAGAAAAGTAGAAAGTATAATGGAAAAAGGTGAATTTGAAAATTATGATAAATGTGAAGAATATATTAGGGACGCAATTAAAATAGGTGAAGGAGATGTGGGTAGTTTTGAAATTTTTACAGAATTAGAAAAATTACTAGAAGATGATTATAGACATCCATTACCTACCGGAGTGGATGGTTTAGATAATATTTTAAATGGTGGGTTAGCTAAAGGAGAAATAGGTGTAGTACTAGCACCTACAGGTGTGGGTAAAACCACAATGTTAACTAGATTTGCTAACACAGCATTTAATATGGGATACAATGTTTTACAAATATTTTTTGAAGACAATCCAAAAATAATTCAAAGAAAACATTTTACTTGTTGGACGGGAATACCAAATGACAAGTTAGCTGAACATAAAGAAACTGTACTAGATAAAGCAGATGAAATGAAAAAAACTGGAGGTAAATTAATATTAAAAAAATTACCATCAGATGAAATGACAATGTTACAAATTAAAAACCAAGTAAGAAAAATTATTTCTGAAGGTACAAAAATAGACATTGTTCTTATAGATTATATAGATTGTATATTACCAGACCGTTCATTTAATGATGAATGGAAGGGAGAAGGTTCTGTCATGAGAAAATTCGAAGGTATGTGTCACGAGTTAAATATTGCTGGTTGGACAGCAACACAAGGTAACAGGAGTTCAATATCATCAGATGTTGTAACCACTGACCAAATGGGAGGCTCAATTAAAAAAGCACAAGTTGGACACGTAATAATATCTGTAGCTAAAACTTTACAACAAAAAGAAATGGGATTAGCTACCATAGCAATCGTTAAATCCCGATTAGGAAAAGATGGTATTATATTTGAAAATTGTAAATTTGATAATGGTACCTTAGAAATCGATACTGAAACAACACAAACATTCTTAGGCTTTGAACAAGAAAAAGTTGACAGAAATCGTGAGAGAGTGGCTCGAGCTCTACAAAGAAGAGAACAAATAATAAATAAAAATAATTAATAAAAAAGAAAAATATGGAAGTATCAAATAAGATTCTGTCGGATATTACTGTCTACATGAAGTACGCAAAATATATACCGGAACTAAATAGGAGAGAAACGTGGGATGAATTAGTTACGCGAAATAAAAACATGCATATTAAAAAATATCCACATCTAAAAGAAGAGATAGAACAAAAATATAAGTTCGTATACGATAAAAAAGTTTTACCATCAATGAGAAGTATGCAATTCGGTGGTAAACCAATTGAAATAAGCCCAAATAGAATTTATAATTGTGCTTATGTACCTATCGACCATATCGACGCTTTCAGTGAAACAATGTTTCTTTTATTGGGTGGTACAGGTGTAGGGTACTCAGTACAAAAACATCACGTAAAAAAATTACCAGTAATACAACAACCCTATCCAAAAAGAAAGAAAAGATTTTTAATTGGTGATTCAATTGAAGGATGGGCAGACGCAATTAAAGTTTTAATGAAAACTTATATGAATGGTGGTGGAAGTAGGGTAGAATTTGATTATTCTGACATCAGACCAAAAGGAGCTAGATTAATAACATCAGGTGGTAAAGCACCAGGACCTCAACCACTAAAAGAATGTTTGGTTAAGATAGAAGGTCTATTAAATCAAAAAGAAAATGGAGAACAACTTACAACTATTGAAGTACACGATATTGTATGTCATATTGCAGATGCGGTATTGGCAGGTGGAATACGTAGAGCAGCTCTTATTAGTTTGTTTAGTGCTGATGACGATGCTATGATTGGATGTAAATCAGGTAACTGGTGGGAATTAAATCCACAAAGAGGTAGAGCAAATAATTCAGCATGTTTAATGAGGCATAAAATAACTAAAGAATTTTTTATGGATTTATGGAAAAGAGTTGAATTATCAGGAGCAGGTGAACCAGGTATTTATCTAAATAATGATAAAGATTGGGGAACTAATCCTTGTTGTGAAATTGCATTAAGACCTAATCAATTCTGTAATCTTTGTGAGGTAAACGTTTCAAACATAGAGTCCCAAGAAGATTTGAACGAAAGAGTTAAAGCAGCTGCATTTATTGGGACACTACAAGCAGGATATACCTCATTCCACTATCTAAGGGAAATATGGCAAGAAACTACTGAAAAAGATGCTTTGATTGGTGTGAGTATGACAGGTATTGGTTCTGGTAAAGTATTAAATTATGATATGAAAAAAGCTGCAAGTTTAGTTAAAAGAGAAAATACTAGAGTATCTAAGTTGATAGATATTAATCCATCAGCAAGATGTACAACAGTAAAACCAGCAGGAACAACTTCCTTAACACTAGGAACTTCATCTGGTATTCATGCATGGCATAATGATTATTATATTAGAAGAGTTAGGGTGGGTAAAAACGAAGCTATTTACACATATTTAAATGTAAATCATCCAGAATTAGTTGAAGATGAATATTTTAGACCACACGACACTGCAGTAATTAGTATACCACAAAAAGCTCCTGAAGGTTCTATACTAAGAACTGAGTCCGCTTTTGATTTATTAGAAAGAGTTAAAAAGGTTGCTACTGAATGGGTTAGAGCGGGTCATAGAAATGGTTCTAATTCCCATAATGTATCAGCAACTATTTCATTAAAACAAGAAGATTGGGAACCAGCCGGTGAATGGATGTGGGAAAATAGAAAACACTATAATGGTTTATCAGTATTACCTTATGATGGTGGTACATATACTCAAGCTCCTTTTGAAGACATATCTAAAAAGGAATATGATGAGCGTATGAAACACTTATCTATAGTTAATCTTGAGAATGTAGTAGAACTAAATGATAATACAGATCTATCAGGCGAGCTTGCTTGTGCTGGTGGTAGCTGTGAAGTAACTAATCTTTAATTT